AAAGTATTAAATAGAGGTTCAATAGAGTTTGAAAACGAAAGTCGAATTATAGCTTCTGCAACAGGAGCTAACTCAATTCGTGGACTGTCTGTAAACTTATTGTATCTTGATGAGTTTGCGTTTGTAGAAAATGCTGAACAGTTCTATACATCAACATATCCTGTTGTAACATCTGGTGGCCAATCAAAAGTTATTATAACTTCAACGGCTAATGGTATAGGAAATATGTATCATAAACTTTACGAAGGAGCTGTACAAGAAAAAAACGAATACAAAGATTTTAAAGTGCATTGGAGAGATGTTCCTGGTAGAGATGATGCATGGAAAGCAATGACAATTGCAAATACTTCTGAACTACAATTTGAACAAGAATTTGGTAATTCATTCTTGGGAACAGGTAATACTCTTATTAATGCAAATACACTACTTGGGTTACAGGCACATGATCCTGTTTGGTTTAAACAAAACACATATTTATATGATGAACCTGCCGTAGATCATATTTACATTATGTGTGTTGATACGGCTAAAGGTAGGGGTCAAGATTATTCAACATTTTCAATTATAGATATAACAGAAGATCCATTTAAACAGGTAGCTATCTATAGAGATAACATGATATCTCCATTACTATTTCCTGACATCATACATAGATACGCAAAGATGTATAATGATGCATTAGTTATTATAGAGAATAATGATCAAGGACAGATTGTATGTAATCAACTTTATTATGATATTGAATATGAGCATGTATTTACACAATCAACAGTAAAAGCATCAGGAATTGGTGTAACTATGACGAAAAAGACGAAGCATAGAGGATGTGCTACACTTAAAGAAGTCATGGAAGAAAACAAGTTACAAATAGTAGATAAATTCACAATCAATGAATTAATAACATTTGTATCAAAAGGACAATCATGGGAAGCTGATGGCGGTAACCATGATGATTTAGTAATGAATTTGGTGTTATTTTCATGGTTTATAACAACACCATTTTTTGAAAGTTTAACAGATTTAGAATTAAAGAAATTATTATATGATGAACAACAAAGACAGATTGAAGATGATATAGTTCCACCCGGAATTTTCTCGAAACCTGACCTAGAACCTGAAGTTTATGTAGAAGGTGGTGATGTTTGGACCGTTGTTGGAGAGTCTAAAGTTTACTAAATTATAAATACTGTTTAATGATAGGAATAATCTTATCATTAAATTATTTTTATTTTATTTCGAAATAAAAGAAAATTAGGAGATAATAAAATGGCATTTCAAGTTTCGCCAGGTGTACTGGTTCAAGAAATAGATGCTACTAATGTTATTCCTGCGGTATCAAGTTCTACCGGAGCTTATGTTGGACATTTCGGCTGGGGTCCAGTTGATCAAGTCACAACAATAACTTCTGGGAAACAACTTGCTACTATATTTGGAGAACCCGTAGCTAATACTAATCGCTATGCAGAGAATTTTTTCCCTGCTGCGATGTTTTTAGACTATGGTATTGACTTAAAAGTAGTACGGTGCCTGACAGCAGGCCAAGTAAACGCAACAACAACATCAGGACAAAGTTTATTAATTAAAAACTTAACTCATTATAGAGATAATTATAATGATGGTTCTGCATCAGTCGGTGAATACGGCGCTAGATATGCAGGCCACTTAGGTAATTCTTTAAAAATTAGTTCTTGTGGTGGTTCGCGTGCCTTTGAAGCAAATGATACAAGTGCTGGAACATCAGCTCAATATCAAACTAACGCTGTTTCAGCAATTGGAGCAACGTCTATTGGGGTTACTCAGGCCCAACAATTTGCAGTAGGTGATATTATCACTGCAATTGGTTCTGATCTTACTAGATATAAAGTTTCAGCAATTGCCTTTGATTCAAGTTCAACTGGTGCTGGTGATCTCACTATTGCACAAGAAAATGATTCTAATCTAGGATTAGTTGTCGCCGTTGCAAGTGGCGCAGCTGTAACTAGAGAATGGGAATTTGCAAACTTGTTTAGTGGTGCACCGGGCACATCAGCTTACGCAACTGCACAAACATCAGCAATCACGCTAGATGAAATGCATATTGTTGTAATTGATGAAGATGGAAAAATCTCTGGAGTTACAGGTACAGTTTTAGAAAAATTTGAAAAAGTATCTAAAGGTTCAGATGCAAAAGACGATTTTGGTGCAACTAACTATTATATTAGTGTAATTGAAAATTCAAGTAATTACATTTACTGGTTAGACCACCCTAGTACGTTTAGTAGTGCTGGAACAGATATGTCTGCAAGGACATCTGCTTTAGCATTTGGTGTAGGAACTTTACCAGAAGTTAGATCATTTACTGATGGAGCCGATGGAACTGGCACATGGCCAGCCCAACGTCTACCAACTACAGGTCAAAAAATTACAGCATGGGATACACATTTTGGCAGTGCAGACAATCAAGACATAGCTCTGATGGTCTCAGGCACACCATTAGCCGATAATGGATCGGGAACGGATGTTGCAACGAGAGCCGAAGCAACAACTTATTATAATCAATTAGCAGCAATTGCAAAAAAGAGAAAAGACGTAGTAGTATTTTTCTCTCCAATTAGGTCTGATGTTGTAGATTCTGGAGTATCTGGAGCAGTTAATGCTAAAGCTACTGCAGGAACATTAAACAACACTTCATACGCAGTTATGGATAGTAATTGGTTATACATTTATGATAGGTATAATGACAGATATGTTTATATACCAGCAAACGGAGCCACAGCAGGACTGTGTGCTAGAACTGATTTTACAAATGACAGTTGGTTTTCACCAGCAGGCATGAATCGGGGTCAAATTTTTGGAGTAACTAAATTAGCTTATAATCCAAATAAAGCAGACAGAGATCAGCTTTATAAGAATAAAGTTAATCCAATTGTTACATTTCCAGGACAAGGAACAATGTTGTTTGGTGATAAAACACTAGCAGCTGCTGACAGTAGTGCATTCAGTAGAATCAATGTTCGTAGATTGTTCATTACTTTAGAGAAAGCAATTTCAACTTCAGCTCGAGCACAACTCTTTGAATTCAACGATGCATTCACAAGAGCTAACTTTAGAGCAGCAGTAGAACCTTTCTTGAGAGAAGTACAAGGTCGTAGAGGAATTTATGACTATAAAGTTATTTGTGATGAAACAAATAACGGTCAAGCTGTTGTTGATTCAAATCAATTCGTAGCAAGTATCTTTGTGAAACCTGCTCGAAGTATCAACTTCATAACATTAACATTCGTAGCCAGCCGATCAGGCGTAGACTTTGATGAAGTTTATGGCTCAGGAACTTAAGGAGGATTGAAAAATGTCAAGTATAAATGAATTTAAAGCAAATCTCCTTGGTGCCGGACCAAGAGCAAATAGATTTAGAGTCTATATTCCAAGAACAGGTGGCGCTATCGAGTTTCTATGTAAGACAGCTGCATTGCCGGGACAAACAATAACGGAAACACCCGTTAATTTTCGTGGCATGGTAGTTAAACTAGCAGGGGACAGAACTTTTGCAAACTGGGAAGTAGCGATCTATAATGATACTGCTTTCACAGCTAGAAGAGGTCTTGAAGAATGGATGGAAGATATTGTTCCATTAGATTCTTCTATAGGTCCAACTGGTTATGATTACATGATTGATAGAGCAAGTGTTACTCAACTAGGTAGAGATGATCAAGATATAGCTACTTATGAATTTTTTAATATGTGGCCCTCAGTATTAGGTGATATAGCCTTAGATGCTGCAGGAACAGACGCAATTGAAGAATTTACTTGTACTTTATCATATTCACATTTTGAAAGAACCCTTTAACGGTTCCTTTAAATGGAGTATAAATATATAATATGGAACTATTTGGATACGAGCTAAAAAGGAAGTCGAGCGAAACTAAAGCACGTAGTTTCGTTCCACCTTCCAATGATGGAGCCGTCATTGAAGTCGGAAAAGACTTTGGAATGGGCGGTTTCGCCGCATCTGGTGGTGTCATTGGTCAATTTATCGACATGGAAGGCGGGATTAAAACCGAAGCCGACCTAGTTGCTAGATATAGAACGATGGCCTTAGTTCCAGAATGTGACAGTGCGATTGAAGATATTGTAAATGAATCAATATCTACAAACGATTTAGAAGGTCCGGTGTCCATTAACTTAGATAGAGTTAATAAAATACCGGACGCTACTAAAAAGAAGATTCGTAATGAATTTGATGAAGTTCTTACATTATTAGGATTTAGGGATTTATCCCATGACATATACAGAAAATGGTATGTTGATGGAAGATTGTATTATCATAAGATGGTTGATCCTGAAAGACCGAAAAAAGGAATTCAAGGGTTACGACCCATTGACCCACAAAAGATTCGTAAGATTCGTGAGGTCGAAAAGAAAAAGGATAAAAAGTCGCAGGTTGAATTAGTTAAAAATATAGAAGAATATTATATTTTTAATGATGAAGGGTTTGATAAGTCTGGTAATAATACAGGCCAAACCATTAGAATACACCCTGACGCTGTATGTCATATAACTTCCGGGTTACTTGACTACAACAAGACAATGGTAGTTGGTTATATGCATAAGGCCATGAAGGTCGTAAACCAACTAAGAATGTTAGAAGATGCACTTGTTATCTATAGGATATCAAGAGCACCTGAAAGAAGAATCTTCTACATTGATGTAGGTAACTTACCTAAAGCGAGAGCTGAACAGTATTTGAAAGAAGTTCAGACTAGTTATCGTAACAAGTTAGTGTATAACGCTGACACAGGTGAGATAAAAGATGACAGAAAGCATATGAATATGCTTGAAGATTTCTGGTTACCTAGACGAGAAGGTGGAAGAGGAACAGAGATTACTACTTTACCAGGTGGACAAAATCTCGGAGAAATTGAAGATATTTTATATTTTCAAAAGAAATTGTACAAGGCATTAAATGTTCCAATTTCTAGATTAGAAACCGAGACAGCATTCGCGATAGGTAGAGCAACTGAAATTTCTAGAGATGAAGTTAAGTTTGCTAGATTTATAGATAGACTTAGACTTAAATTCTCTAGACTATTTGATGATATTTTGAAAACTCAACTTCTGTTGAAAAATTTGATAACAGAAGATGATTGGTCAAAAATGAAAGAGTATATATCTTATGACTTTCAAAAAGATGGTCATTTTGTAGAACTCAAAGATGCAGAGATATTGAGAGAAAGAATTCAAACTCTGGATACAATGGATCAATATGTTGGTAAATATTTTTCAGAAGCATGGATAAGAAAGAATGTTCTTAGACAATCTGAAGATGAAATAGCAGCAATTGATAAAGAAATTAAAAAACAAGGTGCTGTAGGATTAGGGCCTGATGATGATCTACCAGATCCCGAAGATTGGGAAATGGGTGGAGATGATTCTCAGGACGATACAGGCGACCAAAATGGAGTAAATGATGGCTAAAAAAGCAAGAGAATTTGTTGATCAAGTAACTTCCGGTGAGAATATACAAGCTGGAGATACTTTTAAGAGTATGATGCAAGATAAACAATTAGATGCTATTGATTTGAAGCGTGTTGAAGCACAACTTGATTGGTTGAATCAACAAGAAAAATCAGAGGAATAGTAAAAATGGACTATGAAAGTAGTTGGACACAACCCGGAGAAGGGTTCGTAAATATTCAAGAAGCAGTAGCTAATGTTGTTGTAACTGGATTAAATTCTAGTCAGGCGAGAAAATTAGCATCATGGTTACCTGATTTAATAAGGACTGAAAGAAAAGCTAAAAAATTTAGTTCAGCATCTAGAGACGCTGAAAAAAGAGTTTCAATTAAAGGTACTAATGTCTTTATAAGTAATCCGGGTTCAGGAACTGATACATTTTATATTGAACAAATGATAAAAAAACAATTAGCAGATTGGAAAATGAGAGGTAAAGTCTCTAGTTCCACTCATGTTCAGAGGTAAGAGTAATGAATTACGAAAATAGTTGGACACAACCTGGTGTACTAAGAGGAAACTTTTTAAAAGAGGCTGTAAGTCTTAAATGGAAACAGACTAATTATGATAATCCACAAAGATTTGAAACAGAACATAAAGGTCAAAAAATGACTTTAGAGTGGTTCAAGGGTGATTCTATGAAGAAAGGTGGTACGATGCATATTAAGGGTAATGGAGCACCAGCAAAAGAAGTAGCTAATGCAGTTGCTAAACATTTCGCAGGTCAAAGAATTATTACACTTAATGGTAAAGTTTTTTCTACTAAAGTAGCGGGTTTTAAAGATAGAGCACCTGACGATTATACAACATATCGACCAGGTTGGAAAAAGAGTTGGAATTTCTCAGCGTGAAGTCATTTAAAGAACTAAGAACTCAATTAGATGAAATCAATTTCAAAGCTGATGCTAAGAAATTAGAGATTTCAAGGACTAAGATAAAGAAAACAGATGTATTTTATCATGCTGAGAAGAAAGGTTCTAAGAAAGTTAGAGTTTGGGTCAAACCTAAGTCAGCTAGAGAACCAGAAGAACTTGGTGTTTTTAAGGATATGAAAACGGCTGAAAAATCAGCTAGTCAATTTGTTAAACTTATGGGTGAAGATGTAACTGAAGGAATGGATTTTCTTCAAAAAGTTATCACACATACAAGAACAGATGATATCCTTAAAGAGATCAATTGGTTAGGTGAAGCAAAAGAGATGGGTAAACGTGATATAGATAAGATAGATCGTTATACTGATATGAATCAACATAATGATTCAGTTAAACATCTAGCTAGTGTAATGGGTCTTAAAAAAGAAGAAAAAATTATGGATAGTATAATAGTGATTCATAAACTTGAAAAGAGTATGTCTACAAATTTAATAGCATATAGGACAGAAATAATGAATAGACTATTAAAAGTGGCAGATAGAGTGTATAGTAACGCTAAAGCTATTCATGGAGCGTTTTAACGAGGGAAAAAACAAATGAAACTAATATCAGAACAGTGGTGTGATAATGTAGAATATATTGTAGAAGCAGACCCTAAAACAGGTAAAAAGTCTGTTTTTATTGAAGGTATTATGTTACAGACTGAAGTAAAGAACAAAAATGGCCGCATATACCCAAAAGAGGTAATGCAGAAAGAGGTTGCTAGATATACTAAAGAATTTATCGACCAAAAAAGAGCCTATGGAGAGCTAGGGCATCCAGAAGGACCAACAATTAATTTAGAAAGAACATCTCATTTAATACAATCATTGAATGAGGACGGCGATAACTACGTCGGAAAAGCAAAAATTTTATCTACTCCTATGGGAGAAATTGTCAAGAGTTTACTAGCCGATGGTGCTAGACTTGGTGTTTCAAGTAGGGGTATGGGTTCATTAAAACAGAGTAGACGCGAAGGTGGAACTCAATTAGTGCAATCAGATTTTCAGTTAGCAACAGCTGCTGATATCGTAGCAGATCCATCTGCTCCTGACGCGTTCGTAAACGGCGTAATGGAAGGAGTTGAGTGGATTTGGGATAATGGAGTGATCAAAGCACAGAAAATTGAAGAATATAAACATTCAATTAGACGAGCTAAGACACATAAACTTCAGGAAACGAAATTAAAAGTATTTAGATCGTTCCTTGAAAACTTATAATGTATAAATAATCAATAATATTAGAATTAATATTAATTATTTTTATAGGGAGACAATCTAATGTCAACATTAGAAAATACCATTGAGAAAGTGATCTCGGAAGGTGTATCAGATGAAAAGAAGGAAATTCA